TATTAATGACTGTGTGTTGGCTGGAATGTCAGCAAAGCAAATTATGGATATGATAGAAAGTAATACATATAAAAGTCTGAAAGGCAGACTTCGGTTAAATGATTGGAAAAGAGTATGAGAAGAGAATTATCTACACATTGGGGAGTTGATCAATACAAAGACCGTAAAGCAGTTATTTTTGTTAATACAAAAGAAGAACTGTTTGAAGTTGATTATTATGAAAATGATAAACTTGTTGAAACCAGAGAAATGGTCACTTATTATGAAGACGGACAATCAACCGTACATAGTATACATTATGCTGATTCTGCTGCAGAAAACTGGTGCTTGGGGTATATGCGATGAGAGATGGAACGTATGAAATTGAAGTTAAAGAAGTCGAAGAGCATGAAGATGGATCTGCTACTTTAGAAATTGAAATGTCTAATGAAACTCGAAACCTCCTGATTGAAGCGGGATTGATTTCCTTAATTAGAAAATATTTAGATGAAGTCGATTCTAATAAAGAAGGAATAAAATAACAATGAATGTAAAACTTATAAGTTATTCAAAACCAGCAATAGATATGGAAGAGGAAATTAAAGATGCTCAAGATCTCGTCGCCTATTGTGCCCGTGTATCGAATCCCTCAAACCAACTTAACAAGGAAACGTCGCGAAAACTGTTACACTATCTTGTACAACACAAACATTGGTCGCCTTTCGAGATGGTGTCTGCTTGCTTAGAAATAGAAACGACGAGAGATATTGGTCGTCAGATTTTAAGACACAGAAGTTTTTCGTTTCAAGAATTTTCACAAAGATATGCTAATCCGTTAGAAGATCTTAAATTTACAAGAAGAGAAGCAAGACTTCAAGATCCAACTAACAGACAAAATAGTATAGAGATTGATGATGAGGATCCAGTTCAAAATTCAATTAGACAACAATGGTTGACTCATCAAGATAAAATTGCATTAGATGCTCATAAAGCATACACCTGGGCTATTGAAAATGGAATAGCCAAGGAACAAGCCAGAGCAATATTACCTGAAGGATTAACATTATCCAGAATGTATGTAAATGGAACCCTGCGTTCTTGGATTCACTATATAGAACTACGTTCTGCTCATGGAACACAAAAAGAACACATCGAAATTGCAAAAGAGATAGGGAATGTTGTTTCAAAGATTTTCCCAACGGCTCTTTCTTTTTAATTACGGAGAAATAAATGTCAAACCAATTGCCCAGCCTGTATCAGGAATTTATACACCTGTCTAGATATTCAAGATGGAGAGAAGATCTTGGTCGTAGAGAAACATGGTCCGAGACTGTAGATAGACTCATTGGATTTTTCAAAGAGCATCTAAAAGAAAATCATAATTTTGATGATGAAAAAACAATGAAGGATCTAGAACAAGCTATTCTGGATCTGAGAGTAATGCCATCTATGAGAGCTATGATGACGGCTGGTCCTGCATTAGCAAGAGACCACATTGCTGGGTATAACTGTTCATTTAAAGCTATCAATAAAGTTACTGCATTTGATGAGATTCTCTATATTCTTATGAATGGTACAGGTGTCGGTTTCTCTGTAGAACGTCAGCATGTGGCTGAGTTACCTGTTGTTGCTGATGACTTCCACCCAACTGATACTGTTATTACTGTTGCAGATTCTCGTGTTGGATGGGCAAAGTCGTTGAAGGAACTTATTGCATTATTATATGCAGGTCAAATTCCTACATGGGATCTTTCTAAGCTACGTCCAGCTGGTGCACCATTAAAGACTTTTGGTGGACGTTCTTCAGGTCCGGATCCACTGAATGAATTGTTTAATTTTACTGTCGCGTTGTTTAAGAACGCTGCAGGTCGTAAATTATCATCACTCGAAGCTCACGATCTGGTTTGTAAGATTGCTGAGATTGTTGTTGTAGGTGGTGTACGTCGTTCTGCTTTGATCTCTTTGTCTAATCTTTCTGATGATAGAATGAGACATGCTAAGTCAGGTCAATGGTGGGAACAGAATGCTCAGCGTGCTCTATCAAACAACAGTGCATGTTATACAGAAAAACCAGACATTGGTATCTTTATGGAAGAATGGGTAGCTTTGTATAACTCTAAGTCTGGTGAGAGAGGTATCTTTAACCGTCAGTCTGCACAGATGCAAGCTGCAAGAAATGGCCGCAGAGACAATACACATGAGTTTGGAACCAACCCATGTTCTGAGATCATTCTAAGAGATGCAGAGTTTTGTAACCTTACAGAAGTTGTTATCAGAGAATCAGATTCAATGAAGACTCTGAAAGACAAAGTTAAGTGGGCTACTATTCTTGGTACGTTCCAGTCAACTTTGACCAACTTCAAATATATTAACAAATCTTGGAAAAGTAATTGTGACGAAGAAAGATTGCTTGGTGTGTCCATGACAGGTATTATGGACAATGAACTTACTAATGGTCGTAAAGAAGGACTTGACAAGCGGCTTGAAGAACTAAGAGATATTGCTGTTGAGACTAATAAGGAATGGGCAGAGAAGTTAGGTATTCCACAATCAGCTGCTATTACTTGTGTTAAGCCATCAGGAACAGTATCACAATTGGTTGATTCTGCTTCTGGTATTCATGCTCGTCACAATCCATACTATATTCGTACTGTTCGTGGTGATAAGAAAGATCCACTTACAAAGATGATGACAGATGCTGGTTTCCCAGTAGAAGATGATGTAATGAAACCTGAACATACATCTGTGTTCTCTTTCCCAATGAAGGCACCAGAGAACGCTGTATTCCGTACAGAGATGACTGCTATTGAGCAGTTAGAGTTATGGCTGCAGTATCAAAAGCATTGGTGTGAGCATAAGCCATCGGTTACTATCTCAGTCAAAGAACATGAGTGGATGGAAGTTGGTGCATGGGTGTATAAGAACTTTGAGTGGATGTCTGGTGTATCATTCCTTCCGTTCTCAGATCACGTCTATCGTCAAGCACCGTATCAAGATTGTTCTGAAGAAGAATATCAAGAACTGTTGGCACAAATGCCAGAAGGTGTAGATTGGATCAAACTTACTGAGTATGAAAATAAAGACATGACGGTTGGTTCACAAGAATTAGCTTGCTCAGCAGGATTTTGTGAAATTGTCTGATATACCATCTCCATGTCTCAAGATATGTACTCTTATAGATAACTATTGCATAGGTTGTGGAAGGTCCTCCGATGAAATAAAGGAGTGGCGTTCTGCAACCGATGAACGTAAGCAACAGATATTAGATAGACTCGAAGGGTTAAAATTCGAATGATTGAAAACATTAAATACAAAGTCGTGTGTGAGAAATGCGATGCTGAATTTGAAATAAAGAGCAAGGACGAATACATGGATGAAATGCCATCTGTCTGTCCTTATTGTGGTGAAATACTAGACGAGTTGAATATTGAAGAAATTGAATGAGAGTTGCAGGAATAGATTATTCTCTTACTTCTCCAGCCATATGTGCATTCAAAGGAATAAATTTTAATCTAAAAGATTGCAGATTTAGTTTCCTTTCTTTTGAACAAAAATATGAAGTAAGTGATTTTAGATTTAAGAGTTATATCATGGAGAAGGGTCTATCATATCCTGAACGCTATGACTTTATCTCAAATTGGGTTATTTATTTTCTCAAAACAAATAAAGTCAAAATTGCTTTCCTTGAAGACTATTCATATGGTTCGAAAGGTAAAGTATTTCACATTGCAGAAAACGGTGGAGTTCTAAAAGACAAGCTGTGGAAAGCTGGAATTGAATTTCACCTCATCCCTCCTACAGTGATCAAAAAACATGCAACTGGTAAAGGCACAGCCAACAAGCAGTTGATGGAAGATCAATTCAACGTAGACAATCCTGGTTTTGATATTAGAGAATATCTAAACATGCCAGAAAAGTCTTTCAATCCTTCATCGGATATTATCGACAGTTACTATATCTGTAAGTATGGTGCATATTATCTCGATGATAAATTAATTTAGTTTTTTATAAAAAAAACTGTTGACCTTTTCTATAATATGTGTGATTATGAATTATAAGATGAGGAGTGAGAAATGATTAATTACGCAACTGGTTATGAGTATTCAGGTAAAAATGCAGCCACACTGATTCAGCTTGGCTATGATGAGAACGATGCATTCGTTACTTTCAAGCAGGCTATCAAGTTAGATGGTATCTCTGGTAAGAACCTCAAAGGTATCAAGAAAGCTGCTACTCTTGTTCGTTATTCTAAGACAGAAAAAGAGATGGATGAGAATGGTAAGATGGTTTCAAAGCCAATCTACTTCTCAGTGTTTGATGTGAAAGAAGTTTTGAAAAGGAAGGTTGCATAATGGAAAAGTTGTTTGCAGAATGTCATTTTACAGATGAGTTGGTAGAAGTTATGATCTATCTTGGTAATGGATACTACAAAGTAATGTATCCTGCCGGAGATGTTCAAGCTGCACATGAAAGCACTTTAAACTTTGATTATTATGAGAGGACTGCTTAATGATTTTTTTAGATATGGATGGCGTGATTGCTGACTTCTTTGGAGGTATTCAAGAAGAGTTTGGTGTTGATCATTGGAAAGATGTTGACTTTAAGGAAGTATGTTTTGCTAAGTTAAAGAATACTGATTTCTTCTATCGACTTAATGCATTTTGTTCAAGTGATAAGATCGTTGAGCATGTAAAACATGTAGCATGGGAAAATGAAATTGAATGGGGTATCTGTTCATCACCAATGAGAGGAGATACAAACAACTCAAACTATCACAAACGTAGATGGTTAGAACATTGGGGTTTCATGCCTAAGGTTGCTAATTGTATCTTTACATCAAACAAGCACAAGTATGCTTGGTCAGAAGTAGATCGTAAACCTAATATTCTTATTGATGATAAACCTGAGAACATTAGACGTTTTAATGCTGCTGGTGGAATAGGTATCCGCTTTCAGGCCAATGAAGATGATCTGGTTTATCTAGTTGATGAATTATACGAAGCTATAGAGAGGAGAAATAGCTATGAAGAGTTTCAACTCACGTTGGATAAATTCTGAGGTTCCTGGGACTATATACTATGTAAAAAAAGATGATTTCTCGGGTCCAGTTGTTGAGATGATTCGTACTGATGGATACACCTCAAAACTGAAAATGAGTTTAGATCAGCTTTTTGACTTTGAAGGTAAATTGTTAGAATGTGGATGGAGTAAAATATAATGGCTTTTCATACAGAAAGAATTGAAGTTGCTAAAGGTAACATAGCTGCAAAGGATCCAGGTAAGGGTCACTTCTATGTTAGTATGGTTAAGAGTGTCGTTCGTATTGGAGCTGGTGTTGCTCTAATTTATGGTAATTTTATCCTAGCAGGTGCTTTGTTTATTTTAGCTGAAGGTCTTGGGATTGTAGAGGAAATTGTGTAATGGATGTGAGAGAATTTCAACTGTATGAAAAAAGGCTTGACAATTGTTTGAAAATGAGGGATAAATTTACTGAAGGTGAATGGGGTTATAAATTTTGGTCTGAAACTTTTAGTAAATGTCTACATAATATGAATAAAAGGCTCCATAGCTCAGCTGGATAGAGCAACGGCCTTCTAAGCCGTGGGTCGGGGGTTCGAATCCTCCTGGAGTCGCCAAATTAGAGGACACTATGGATTATAAAGAATACGAGCACAAAAGAGCTAAAAAGATATCTGAGAACAAAGGATACGATGCTGAATTAGATTGGGCTGAAACTTATGGTGTCAATACTGAAGATTTTTCTGTGAGGTATAACAATGGGAAAAAAGAAACTGAGATCAACTCAAACGAGCAAGGG